CCGCCTTGATCATCACCCATACCATCATCATATTCGCCAGCTGCTTTTTCTGCGTCGATTTCTTTTTTCATTTGTTTGATATCGTCATCATCAAACTGTAGAACGTTCTTCATGACCCATTCTTTAGAGAAGTATTGACCAATATATTGACCCATTTGATCTAAAGAAGCAAGTCTATCACGAAGCATTTCTGCTTCTTGTAGTTCTGTAAAGTGGTTATCTCTTACATAGTCTACAACAATGTCAGATTTCCACTCTTCCCAATCTTCTTCAGTAATGATCTGTTTAATAAGAAGTTGTTTTTTAAGAATGTTATAAAAGATATGACTAAATCTAGCTCTAATCCTATCAATAAACTTCTGGAACTTAACTTCGTCCCGTGAAATCTCTGTAGATCTACCAAGTGAAAACTGTGTTTCTTGCTCTAGTCTTGCAACAGGAACGTTCAAAGATCTGAATAGTTTCTTTTGAAAGAAAATAACGTCTTCAATCTGACCTAAGTTATCACCACCAGCTAGTGTTGTGATCTCTGTGCCACGACCACCCTCACGACGAGGTAGCCAGAAGTCTTCTAACATAGACATATGCTTACGATCATCTTTGATAGCACCAGTGTTAGCATCATATACTAACTTGTTGCGATATCTAGCCATGATATTCTTCATATATTCTTCGGCTTTACCTTTAGGTAAGTTACCGACATCAATATAAAAGATCCTGCGTTCTGGAGCACGTGCGAGCCTATAGATAACAAGTGAGTCTTCCATCATACGTAGCTGATTCACAGGCTTCAAAGCTTTGTGTAGATGAGAAACAACTCTCTTGCGATTCTCATCTAGTAGACCAGATGTAACATAGCTAACAGAATCAACGCTAAGCTTGACTCCAGTCTGAGCAACACCAGGTTTATCTTGAAAGATAAAGAACTCTTCTACTTTTTTGATAAGAGATGTTCCAGTTAAAGGATCTTTAGTTTTTTCGATCTGTTTAACTTTACGAATCTTAGTAGCATCAATAGGTCTAATCTCTTGAATACCAGATTTTAGATTCTTTTCGTCTACTACAAGATGGTGATACATTCTACCATCAATATACCAACGCTTAAAGATATCGTGACCTAGATCACTAAAGTTAAGCATTGATACTATATTATCAAACTCTTCTACGATTTGTTTTTTAATCGAATCGGGTGCTTCTACTTTATCAAGAATAAGAGAAACTGTTTGTTCATTTTGTGAAGCAGATACCGCTTCATTAATAATATTTTCTAGTGCATCATCAACTTCTGGATGCTGAGCAGTTGCTCTATATTGTTTGATTAGAGCAAGATCGTCTTTTAGTTCAGTGTCACCATTGATGTCAACGTATGTACCATAGTGAGCGCCTGCTGATGTAACATAACCAGCACCGTCTTCATCTACAGGAGGTACAATAGATGGCAGAAGCTTCTCGTCTTTACGAGATGCCTTCTTTATTTCCCATCCAAATAATTTTAAACCTTCATCAGCCATAATAATTCCTAATTAGTATTGAGAGAGGAGCAGAGATGACCCTGCCCCTCAACTTCTATTTAGTCTAGCTAGTTGTGTTGGATTCCCAGTATTGCATTTGGAACTCAACAGTAAATCTCTCAATTTCATTTTCAGATGTGTAGCTAACATCAATTGGAGATAGTGTAGTTGGGAAGCAACCACGTAGATTATAAGTTTTGATAGTAGAACCATCTTTGTCTAATTGTTCTATAATCATATCAGCTTCGTAATCTACTGGGTTGACAAGACCAGTATTAGCACTATGTGCATTCATACCGTTCATCCAACGTTCAATAGCGTCACGGATTGCAAAATCCGTATCGTTGATGATAGTTGGTGTCCATACATCAAATGTACGATCACCAGCAATTTTTAATTTACGACCACGAAATGGAATTTCGATTGGTGTAATTGTTGAACCCGGCAATTGCGCGGCTTCGCAGAGGAATGATGTTACTTCAACATTACCACCTGCATAAGCTGGGAAGTTAATAGTCGCTTTGAATAAATTCGGTCTAGCGCCTCCACCTCTCAACTTGGCTTTAAAATCGTCTACTCCTAGAATAGCCATGTTTTCTCTCCTATGACGCTATTACACTGTGCCAACAACTTCTTCAAACTCAACACCAGTTCTAACAGCCACAAAGTTAAGTGTGACATAGTTGATAGAACGTGCTGGTTTAATGAAGATGCTAGCAATAAATTCATTACGGTCAATTACAGCTGAAGTGTTGTTGGAAGCGTTACACACAACACGGAAGTCAGTAATACCACGGCGACCTTGGATTTCTCTCAAGAAAGGCTCGACAATGTTAACAAATTCAGCACGAGTAAACTCGTCATTGAATTCAAACATAACATTTCTAGCAGCTGACGCAATTGCTCTTTCCATAACTAGGAATAGTCTACGAACATTGATGCGATCAAATGCCGATGGTCTATTCAAGAATGTTTTATCACCAAATAGCAATATGCCCTGACCAGGAATGTTTGCTACAGGATTTACACCAGCTTTATATAGAACATCTCTTTCTGCTTTTGTAGCAGAGTAAGAAAGAGCGGTAATACCAAAGTATTGACCACGTCTTTGACCAGCTGGAGAGAACCATGGAGCAGCATTAGTATCTGTTGCAGCCATAATACCAGCAGTCGTTGAAGCAGCAGGAATAAACACATACTGATCATTAAATTTATCATACACTTTAAGATAGTTGTTGTCTACAATTGTGTATGAAGAAGTGTTAAAGCTAGATACGGTAGTTACAGTAGCCGTAACTGGTGTTGAATTATTAACAACAGCAGCACGATTCGGAGAAGTAACAACAACACAATCTTTTCTTGTAATGCCAGCAATACCAGCTAGATTGTTTACTACTGTTACTTGATCTGAAGATGAAGACATACCAGGCGCAATCAAGAAGTCTACTTGAATTGTATCTTTGTCTGAGAACAGAGCAAAGCCTGAAGCAACTTCTGTTGTTGTAAGTGAACCAGAATCAACACCACCAGTAAGAGATTTACTAACAGCTGCAGATGGATTACCAAATGTTGTACTAGAAGCAGCGCTTCCAGCATTAGTGAAGCCAGTTAAGTCTTCATCCCATTGTGCTAACCAGATAAAATCTGATCCATTGTTGATTACGTCTAGTACATAGTTAGACGAACCGTCTGATGTTTTAGCATCACGTGCCATAGAGACAAAAGCAAATCTTTCTAATACTGAGTTAACAGTTCCTGAAAGTTGACCGTCTTCGTCAATAACAACTACGTGAACCTCATCTGCCGAACCACCACGAGCACTGGCGTAAGCAGATGTGCTTGGAGCAACATCAAACTCGCCTTTATAAGACCATGCGGCAAAGCCAGCAGCTGAACAAATTTCTACTTTTAGTGAGTTACCTAAAGCGCCTGCCCATTTAGCAACCCAAGCACCAACATTGGTAAATCCAGAATCTGCTCCATAAGAAGATTTAACTTCTTCCCAATGATCTTTGTTGTTGACATTGGTGACTACAGATGACGATGATGTTGCGTTTTTGGCTACTGAGGTAAGCTCTCTAACCACATACATGGTTGAAGAATATCTTAAATATTGTGCCGCAGACAAAAAGTCAACGGCGTTAGTTGCGGTGGGGGATCCAAATGTTTCGGCTAATGTTGACTCTGAATCAACCAGAGTAGCTTTTTTTGCCGGACCCCAACGAAAATCTCCTACAAAAGCACCAGTCGTTGACTGTACGTTAGGGACATAACCAGAGAGGTCAACTTCCTTAACTGTGATTGCAGGGGATTCAGAGGGACTAAATACTGCCATTTTCTCTTTTCCTTTTGAGCTAATAATAAGAATTCATAATACGGATATTCATTACGTTTATTTATAAGATATTAAATTTGAACTCAGAGTTTCGTTTTTCATCAGCAATGATCCATGGATCTTCTTCATTCTGTAGTTCCATTGGTGACAAAATACCATCCATACCGTCTTCGATAAAGCCAAATGGTGTTACGTCATCTTCGATTTCTTTCATTCTTTGTTCAAACATCATCTCTTTTAGATTCACATCGGTAAGTTCCTCGAAGTTATTACCAACAGCAAAGAATCCAAAGAGAACTAAGTTCATCATTAAGTCATCATGGTTGCCTTCTGATGCTTCAAATGATATACCTTTAGCGACAAACGTAGACATTTCTAATATAGTTTGAGGATCTACAACATTTAGTTTGCCGTGTTCAATGATATCTTTAATAGCGGAACAGCCAATACGTTTAATCTTTCTATTTATTTCAACACCAATACGATCTGCTCTAATAAAAGATTCCATGTGCAGATTTTCGTATTCTAGATCTTGATATAGTCCATTTGTTACAAGAGAACCCTGATCATTTGATTCTACAATAACATAAGCTTCATTGTATAGAGTAGCATACTTATAAATAATGTTAGGGTAGAGGATGGGCGATATAGTGTTACAGCGATATACAGCAACCTGCTTAAAAGGTCTTTGGCTAATGTCGATTACGTTAAATGTAGAATAGTCCTGTCCTCTACCTTTTGATACATCAACAGTCATAATATAACTATGCAACTTATCTGGTTTTTCATAGATAAGCAGATCACCCCCCTCAAGCACCTCACTATGCGGTTGAGCAACTTGAGCCAAAAGAGTTTGTGCATTGATAAGAGTATCACCAGTCCCAAAAAAAGTATTCCCAAACTCTTGATCAAACTGTAACTGAGAAGTGTTGGCAATAGTTTTTTGTTTCCACTCTTCGTCACGACCAGGAACATCCCACCAATCAACTCGAAATGGTTTAAACTCGCTGGTCTTTTGCATAGCACCTTCCCAGAGTTTATGATACATATTACCAATACCATTTGCGGTAGAAGTAATAATGATCTGGGTTTGTTTACCAGAAGAAACAACGGGATATGTTGAAGTATAAAACTCTGCGGCTCTTTCAACGAATGCGAACTCATCTAAGTATAACAAGTTTACAGACATACCCCGTATAGAGCTTCCAGACGTTGCTGCCGCTATGATACGACTATTGTTAGAGAACTCTAAAGAACCTTTATTTAAAGCCTTAGTTCCAGGCTGTAGGAAGAAAGGTAGATATTCTAGCATAAGTGTAACACGTGCCAACATCTCACGAGCCGTAGCACCTTTATTTGCTAGAACAGCAACTGTCTTCTCTGGGTGAAAGATAGCATACCATAGAAGATATGCAACAGAACTAATAGATTTACCTGATTGACGACAAGCAAGCACAATAGAAAATCTATTATTTTTAAAATGCTCAAACATCTTCTCCTGGTAAGCATATAATTCGAATGGAACCAGCCCTCTGTCAAGGTTAATAACCCTACAGTATGTTCTTGCAAAATATGCTGCATCATTCATGCACTTTGCATATTCTTTTACATCATCATTTGTCCACTGTTGCACAACTCCGTCACGCTTGACTTGATTGTTGCCATTGTAGGTTTCATTCATTACTTGATTTTATTTCAATCATTTCATTCTTTTGATTATCTAGTAGTAGCTTTTGAAGCTCTACAGTAGAACCCAAGAATAGATTGTTGGTTGTAATGCCAGTAGTAGCTGCGGGCTGATCAGTTTTAGTTAAATCTTTCTTCTTCTTATGCAAGCTTAATAGATCACCATTTACATCAGACATAGTTTTCATAAGAGTTGAAAGAACTTCAAATGCTCTAGGGTGTTCAGTTGATCTAGCAACTTCCATCATATCATCTAGTGCCGCAGAACCTTTGGCTAGAATATCGTGATATGTTTGTCTTGCGTATTCAAAGTCGTTATTTACATTACCATCTGAATCGTTCATGCACTATCCAAAGCTCCATAATAAGTCTCAGTAAAACCATAATCGCTATCTGCGCTTATATTTATAGGGTTAGGTTCTATACGAATAGTTTGAATACGTTGATCAGAATCAGCAATTCCAGAATTCATATCAAAGATAACAGCATCAGCTTGACGAATAATAGACTGAGTGCCCATTGGACCATAGAAGTTTGTTCTCATTTCAAAATCAAGGGTGTATATAATTGTTCTTCTTTGTTCTACAGAACCTTCATAATCATCGGTAAAACTGGTGCCTTGAATTGTAATGGGCACATCTTCTACTATTTCGGGATGAGTAGCAAAAGGTTTAATAGTAAGCGTATATTGTGGTGAAAAGTATGGTAATATTTGCTCTACAATTTGTAAAGCATCATCTTGTGTTTTAGTGTAGATGTTTAACTGAAAGTTAATAGTGTATGGAACAAATGTATAAATTTTGTTGTGATTGTATATTGAAGAAGAACCTCTATTGAGATTATTTGTTTTCTGCAATTGTCTTTGTGGATCATATTGAATTGTAACAATTTCAAAAGACATCCGAGGCAACTTAACCGCTATAGCAGTGTCATTAATTAGATCTGGTTGACTTTTGATACGCTCTAAAAACTTTGCTTTAGATGCATATGCCAAAGGTGCTTTAACTTGACTGATTACTTGACCTGAACTATCTTTTCTTAGCACATAGATGTCGTTGAACATCTTGCCAAATAAAGCAACTGATTTACGGATACGTTCGTGATAAAAATAGTTACCAAACATTAGCTAGGTTCTCCAAATGGATTTGTTTCAGAGAAGTCTAAGAAATCAGTTAGCGAATCAAAATAATCATTTTGTTCCGTATTAGAAATTTGATTATTTTCAGCAACACCAGAAATCAATCTATTTACCGCAGGTTTAAGATTGGTCAGTCTTGTTGATATTAGTCTACCATCTACAGTAAATGTATGTAAGTTGCCATCATTTGCTCCAACATGAGCAAGATATACTTGACCAGCAGATTCTATCCATTTAGTGACTTCTCCTTGAATTCTTACGCCACTTGGCAAATCTTCATATACAGTATCACCAATAATAAAATCGCTGGTAGCTGCTATAGGTGATAGCCCAATAGTTACAGTAGGGGAAACATAAAAGTTACCACTATCAATCATTCTAACAGATGAAATCTTACTTGTAATTTCGTCATAGTTTGCAACGGCAGTTGCCCTAAAGCTCTCTCTTGCGCCTAATGGCAAACCTATTGTTATATTAGCTGAGTCTAAGACTCCACCATTTTGAACTATATTTAAAGATATAATTTCACCATTTTCAATATTGGTCGTAAGTGCTGTTGGCCAATCCGATTCTGTTCCATCTGGATTTGAGAACTCAACACTAGGAATAGAATAATATCCAGATCCAGAATCAATGATAATTATAGAATTAATATGCCCATGAGAATCTTTTGTTATACTAGCTGTTGCTGT